GTCTTGTATTCGAGGACCAGACTGCTTATTAAAATTTTGAATCACTTATATTACGCAATGTATCATCCTTGTGTCATGCGTGTATCACTTTATTGTCTTTTTGTATCACAAACGTGATTAAAAATACAAAAATATATTATTTTTGTGTAAAATCAATTCACAGACTTGTAACAACTCCCAATTTTCCCTTTATTTATCAATGTTTTTTTGTGGGACAGTATCACATAGATGATACTTAAAAATCACGCAAATGTCAAAAACGTCAAAAAATGAAGGGGGTGTATGATTTTTTAGCAGTCCCTGAAGGGCATTATATGTTATATAATGCAGTCAAGACGGGTCCAGGAAGGGAGTGATACAACATGATGACAGATCAGGCGGAAACAATAACAGAAGATATGATTGATGTGTTGGGTAATGTGGAACTTGACATCGAGAACTGTATAATTGATTTTTGCAATCAAAACAACATTGAATGTTTGAGAACGGAAAAACAAGATGTTTGGAACGCTTGCTTACTGTACATCAAAAAAACTCTCTTCAGTGATCGTCACATCATGATGATACATAACAAGTATGATATTGATATTGTACATAAGATATTAGATTGCTACATATATCAGTGTAATCTAAATTGCAAAATGGTTTCTGTGATGGGATTTCATAAGTTAACCGGAATAAGCAGGGATGAAATTTATCAGTGGGGATCTGATAGTGAGACGTATTTTTCTGGTAGTGGTAAAAGGCTTACTTCTAAACATTCGGACATTTTCAAAAAGTTAAACAGCGAACAAGAGGAAAGCCTTGTTAGTAAAGTGATGAGTGGTGGTAATCCCTTAGGACCTTTAAGTGTTTTGAATCATCGGTATGGATGGAATCAATCAGCAAATGTAAATCAAGTGATAGGTTATAAGCCTGTTGCAAGCCGTGAAAGTTTGGGCATTTCGGATTCAGAATCCGAAAAAATAGCACTTCCAGGGTCAAAAAATGATGAAGATTGATAATTAAATAGCAAACAGTTATAATTTAACAATAGTATGACGCTAACCAGGGTAAAACGAGGGTAAAAAGGGCTATTTTATGTAACACAAGATACATTATGTTACATTCGGCGGTGTTGTGGTATTGCGTGACTGGTCCTGTGTGTGCCGGTTCTGCTTCCCCATCCTTGTTGCCCACCGTCTCCCCTTCTTGGTGCGTGCCGGTGTAGGGGTTAATATAGTTGTAAAAATTTTCCAGTGGGTTAGCCCCTCAAATATCCGCCAAGAAATATTTCTGTCCCACACACACATAGAAAGGATTCGTATGAATCAAAACCTTAAAGTAAGAATAGATAATGACCTATCAACATTCATTGATAATAGGTCTAGGCAACTAAATAAGACAAGATCAGAGTACATTAGAGGACTCATTTTGAAAGATAGGAGAGAATACTTAATTTCAAAAAATTCTCAAAAATAAAAAGGCGGTTTTTAAATGATTATCCAACTTATGATTTTAGCAGTATCAATCCTTGTATTTCCGCTTTTGACACATCATCTGTCGAAAGCATTTAATAAGAAAGATTCGATTATGATATGGTTTTTATCAATCTACATGATGCTTTGTGTTGTATATTCTACGGATGTGTTGCTGACAAAACTTATTAATTGGGCGATGAATTGGTAATTAATATGAGAGCGTTGTATATTATCCTTATTTTTGTACTTTTGAAATTAATTTGTGCAATTGAGGAATGAAAAATAGAGGTATTGAATATGATATATTATATACTTCCTGATGAAGTAAAATTCGGTGAAGCGATTAATGAAAAGAAGCGCAAAATGCGTGGTGGATATAAGAAACGAGGTAAGAAGTGATGGATGTAAGAAAATATCAAGACTTTGCGATGCGAACGAATGACGGAAAGTCAACAGAGCGACTTCTTTCCTTTATTGAAAATCACCCTGATATTGATGTTGGTGGTGTATTTAATGGTATTGCTGGTCTAAATGGAGAATCTGGCGAGTTTTCAGATATCGTCAAGAAATGGGTTTTTCATGAAAAAGAGGTCGGCATTGAGCATCTGAAGAAAGAAATGGGCGATATAATGTGGTATATCGCATTAATCTGTACATCGTTTGGGTGGAATCTAGACGAGATCATGCAGCTGAATGTTGACAAGCTTCTTGCCCGATATCCTGATGGTTTTGACACTGTTAGGGCAAATAATCGCTCAAAAGATGATATTTAAGATTTATTCTACAGAGATGTGGCTGTTTTCCGGAAGGTTTTTGTTCTCCCTTCACCACATCCGCCCTTGAAGAAACGGGCGTAATATGTTTTTTCTCCTTTCTCACAATGTACTCATAGCTTCGGCTGGTAAGAGCGTAATAGCTTGTGGGGAATTATTGTGCATGGGAATAACCTCCTAAGTGATTGGGTGGCAAGTCTGGTAGACACCTTTTAGGTTATCGGTTCGATTCCGATATTGCCATTTGCAGTACCAGTGGATAGGTTCTGCATTGGTAGTAGTGGAAAGTAGGTGATTGTTATGAGGATTAGGGATGAGCCGTCTTGTATGTGAATATTAACAGAAAAGACGAGAGTTAAACTAAATCATAATATCTATGTATCCATATTTCAGTATATTTCTCAAAGGGTGTTTTTCCCATTTTGCTTCGCCCTTTGAGTTTTGGAATTCTAGCTCAGATGGATAGAGCATCTGAGCTAGAATCAGAAGGTCATGGGGTTCGAACCCCATGAATTCCATTTATCTTATTATTTAAATTTCGGAAGCTTAACTCAGTTGGTCAGAGTAGTCGGCTCATAACCGATCAGTCACAGGTTCGAATCCCGTAGCTTCCATCTGCCGGTATATTATCCCCCTTTATACTGGCGGTACTGTCTCTCGGCTTGGGACATCTATAAGTTTCTTTTCCGGAGCCTATCATGGCTCCACACTGGGCTATCGCCAAATGGTAAGGCAAGGGATTTTGATTCCCTCATTTACTGGTTCGAATCCAGTTAGCCTAGCTTGGCACATACTTCTAATGGTTCCAAGAAGATGTGACCACATCCCATTAAGGATTTCATATGAAGAATCGACACTTTTATGCGTGGGTTCAACTCCCACGGTGGGATAATTCTTTTCCTTTCATTTGTATTAATTATTCGCTAACTGGTGTTTTTGGGAAGGTTCGATTCCTTCCGTGGCGAGTACACCTTTTTCAACTTTTTACCTTTTGCCATAGCCCAGATTAAGGGTTGTGGCATTTTTACTATAGAAAGGATTTTATTTATGAAACGAGATTATAAGATTTATGCCGTTGATTTTGATGGCACACTGCACTTTGGGAAGAAATTCCCGTTCATAAAAGAGCCGAATAAGCATCTAATAGCCTTTCTGATGACCCGTAGGGCAAGTGGTGACAAAGTTATCCTATGGACTTGTAGAGAGGGCAGACAACTTAAATATGCCCTAGACTGGTGCGAGGAACAAGGGATTGTCTTTGATGCAGTCAATGACAACATTCCAGAAATGATTAAAGAGTTTCGTGGTTCAAACTCTAGGAAGGTATTTGCGGATTATTATATTGATGATTCCAATATAGCAAACTTTAAATATGAAATATTGATTGATAACACGCGACTTACAGACGATGACATCAAATATCTTGTAGATACAATCAAGGGAGAAGTGTTCGTAGAGGTACAAGTTAATGTAAATACGGATTCATCAGAGAAAGACTCAGATGCATGGCGCACTAGATACAATCAAGAACCAATTGGGAAAAACAGATTGTTTTCAGACTGAATTCAGTCTGAAATCGAAAGAGGAAAGCCACTACATTGACAAGAACGCACTGTGGGGCTATTCAATGGCTTTGTAGTACGTTTGTCGATAAAGTTTACCTTTATTCTATTAAACGGCTTGTATGTGGCTTATATGAGAAAAGAAACCCCCATCAATTACTTGACAGGGTGTTTTTTGAGATATTCGATTAATGCAGACTCTATTATTTTAGTTGATGGAATCATTGTTTGCTCTGAATATTCTTTCAGTTCCACTACTAATTTGTTTGGCAATGTGGTTGAATATCGTGTTCTTGTTTTTAACCCTTTTGTTGTGGTAGTCATGCGTACACTTCCCTTCTTAAAGTTAATTAAGTTTACCATAATAAATGCTTGATTTCAAGTAGATATGTGTTATAATAATTAATGAATGTTAATTAATATAAATTAACATTCATTAAGAAAGAATGTGTTTTATGAAAGGATGGTAACGAAAATGGAAATACGGGAAATTGAACAGTGGGAAAACCCTGAGTGTAAATGTAAATATGGATATTGGTGTCCACTTGCAAGGAAATGTGACTCCCAATCAAAGATGCCTAGTGATATTCGCACCTGCCATGGCTTGATTTGCGAGGACATCGACTGCACAAGACAAATCATTCAAGACATGACAACAAGAATGAGTTCCGCGATATATATTTCTGGAAAGCTAAACGAATTAATAGACCGGATTGATATTGATTGAGAAGTGATTATTGGTTTTAAATTTAGAAAGGAAAAGTTTATGGAAGGTTATAAGGTTTTTCGTCATGATTGGACGTGTAGAGGATTCCAATATGAGGTGGGTAAGATATTTGAGATGGATGCGACTCCTTTATGTTGTAATAAGGGATTCCACTTCTGTAAAGAGTTAAGGGATTGTTTTAGTTATTATCCATTTAATCCCGATAATAAAGTTGCAAAGGTTATTGCATTGGGTGAAGTTGATGAATCACCTGACCATAGCCAATATTGCACTAATAAGATTCAAATTGCTGAAGAAATCAGTTGGGAAGATGTTTTAAGAATGGTAAACAGTGGAAGAGGGAATACTGGCAAATACAACAGTGGTAATTACAACAGCGGTGATTATAACAGTGGTAATTACAACAGTGGTGGTCACAACAGTGGTAATTACAACAGTGGTGATTGTAACAGTGGTAATTACAACAGTGGTGATTGTAACAGTGGTGATTATAACAGTGGAAATCATAACCATGGTGATTGGAACAGAGGGGATTGGAACAAAACCAATTTTTCCGATGGATGTTTTAATACAGAAGAGTCAAAAATCTATTTATTCAACAAACTTTCAGATTGGACTTACAATGATTGGTTATGTTCAGAAGCAAGATTGTTATTGAGGGAGATTTCAAGAAATAGTGCTATTGTTTGGATTTATGCAAATTGTATGACCGATAAAGAAAAGAAAGAACATCCTGAATATAAAACCACAGGTGGCTACTTAAAGACTTTTGACAATAGTTATGAACGTAATCAGTTATGGTGGTATGAACTCTCCGAAGCGAAAAAAGACGTTATTAAGTCAATACCTAACTTTGATAGGGAGATATTTGAGAGTATCACAGGTATAAAAGTATGAT